TCAAGCATCCGCCACCTTGTTTACTGCTTCTGCAAAGAGTAAGGGTGCCTGGGGTAACAGCCTTACCCTAGAGTTTTCAAACGGAAACACCGCCGCCTCGTCAACGGTTATGCCCACCTTTAACTTGGTAATCAAGCTGAGCGGCGAAGAAGTAGAACGATGGAACGACTTGTCTCCAGACATTGCCAGTAGCCGGTATTTTGTTACTATCCTTAATAACTACTCAAGCTACATCACAAGTGTTGCTGCCGGTGCAGGAATTGTAGCCAACTCTAGCTGGGTGTATAACTCAGTAGCAACCACATTTACAAGTGGTTCAAACGGAAGCGCAGTGCAGGACTCAGACTACGTGACGGCCCTTAGTCAGCTAGATTCAGTAGAAGGTGTGTTGCTACTTAACGCCGTTAATAAAACTTCAGCAACTGTTATTAACCAGTTTCTTGCAAAGGCAGAATCACGAGGAAACTCCTTTGTAATTATCGACCCAGACATGACCGCTGTTGATGTATCCACCATTGGTGGTTCAGTAGTAGGAAGCTACACTAGTTCAAACTACGGGGCTGTGTACTACCCGCATCTAACCATGGTTGACCCATCCAAGACTGGGCCAGGAGCAGTTAGAGCCACTGCACCAGGTGGTGCAATCGCTGGAGTATATGTTCGCACCGAGATTGAACGCAACGTTGCTAAGAGCCCAGCTGGCTACAACGTTACTGTTCGTAACTCACTGGGTCTTGGTACTTCATTTACCGAAGCTCAAACAGGTACGCTCTACTCAACATACAACGTTAACGTGTTGAAGGCTGTTCCTGGTGGTGGGATCATTATCAACGGAGCCCGCACTCTAGACAAATCAGCTCCTGGTAAGTTCATCTCTGCACGTAGAACCCTAAACTACTTGAAGCAAGTGCTTAAAGAAGGCACTGAGTCTGCTGTGTTTGAGCCAAACGACGCTCGACTTTGGGACCAACTCACTGGATCTGTCTCCGCACTACTTGGAGAGTTCTGGCGCCAAGGTGGTCTTAAGGGCAAGAATGCCTCAGAGGCTTACTACGTAATTTGTGATGAGTCAAACAACACGGCTGTAACCGTTGATAATGGTGAAGTACATATCGAGGTTGGTGTTGCTCTGCAGTATCCAGCCGAATTTGTGGTAATAAACCTGTCCCAATGGACCGGTGGTTCAAACGCAACAGAGACACTCTGATAAGGAGAGATGATTAAATGGCACGTTCAGCGAGCACAGATCCGGTAAGGAACTTTAAGTTCCAAGTCCAAATTCAACCAACTAGTAACACACGACTTGCTACTGTCCTTAGCGGCATTGGAGATCTCGGGTTTGCTGCTATGACTGGTGTTTCAGTCCAGCACCAAATGGTTGGTTACCGTGAGGGTGGTATGAACACCCACACCCATAAGCTAGTCGGACAATCCGACTTTGGACCAGTAACATTCAGTCGTGGTGTAATTGCTGAGCAAAGCCACCTCTGGAAGTGGTCTGAGTTTATCCACTCTTGGAACCAGGCCGCTGGTAACTCGGGTTCAGACTCAACTGTTGCCAACGGTAATGACTACCGGTGTCACATTCTAGTGCGGGTTTTTGACCACCCACACTCAGTAGGAAACTACCAGGAATCTGGCGTTGTTTCTTCAGCAGCAACCAACCTTGGTAAAGCTCGGCTTGGAATTAAGCTGTTCAACTGCTGGCCAGGAGCCTACACACTAAGTGATCTCTCAGCTGGTGACTCAGGCATCGTTGTACAACAATTGACTGTTCACCACGAGGGATTTAAACTTGCATGGACAGAGACTGATATTACTGCTCTAGCAAGCGTTAACTGATTTAACTAAATAAGGAGAACAAATTGGAAAAGTCAATAGAAGTTGAGTCGTTAGACCACGCGTTTAAAGACCCCGCTCCATCAATAGCCACACCAGAGACAGTTATCGTTGAACTTCATAGGGGTTTGCTAAACCCAAACACCGGGCAATGGCAAACAACGGCAGAGGTGCGCGAGCTAACTGGCAAGGATGAGGAGTTCTTAGCTTCTCTTGAAAGCAACAAAACTATAACGTACGCAATGTACGTCAATCAGTTGGTCAGTAGAGCTACTGTGAGAATTGGTGACACCTTGATCCAAGGCCACAAGGCGTTGATTGAAGACCTAATTACCGGCGACAGAGACACCCTTTTGTTGGGGATTATCAAAGCCACCTATGGTCCTGAGCGTACATTTAACTACCCGTGTAACGCTTGTAGAACACCAAACTCGATAACTATCGAACTTGATAAAGACTTCCCAATTCAAGAATCCGAAGAGAATTTAAGAGAGCCATTTGAAGTAACATTCAAAAATGGCACCAAGGTAAAGTTTAAGTACCCAGTTGGCTCCGACAACATTGCTATGGGCAAAGCTGAAACTACAGCTCAACAGAGTACAATTTTAATTTCTCGTTGTGTTGTTTGGCCGGAGCACAGAGATTCTCTGTACAACGAAGAGTGGGCCAAGAACCTATCTATGAACGATAGAAACCTAGTATTAAGAGCCCTCCTTTCACCAAAGGTTGGGCCTAAGCTTGGGGAGGTGAATACCCAGTGCGCACATTGTGGCGCTGATATAAACATCAATATCGACTGGGTATCCCTTCTACTCGCCTAATCTAAAAAGTATATACTGGGAATACGAAGGCGTGGCCTCTGTCTACAAAGGGTTTAGTTTAAACGACATACGGGACATGAGTGTCCGACAAAGAGATTTTTGGTTTCGTATGGCTAAGTGGCGACTAACGGATGGAGGTGGTGGTTAATGGCAAATGATGATGAAATCCAGAAAATGGTTTCAAAAGAAACTCAGTCTATGGCTAAGGCTGAAGTTGGCATTAACGCTGACACCACTGATTTACGGAACATCACAGAGGCCCTTAAAAAAGCGTCTGAGGAAGGTAAACGCCTAGCGACAAGCCTTGGTCAGGCTGTAAAAGCCATGCGACAACTAAAGGAGATGGGCCTCGTACAAGTGTACGACCAATCCGCGCATTGGAGTGGAGGTCAAGGTGGAGGTGGGGGAGGTGCTGCTGGTGGTGGGCAGCTAAGCGTCGGCAGCACCCCAGTAGCGGGCTCTAAACCCAGTCACCCAGCACCTATAACACCAGCACCAAACGCTGTTGCTGCCGCAGGAGGAGCACCACCTGGAGTTGCTGGACTACAGGGAGTACCAGGATCATTTTTTAGAGGAGCTAATCCTGGAACATTTGCAGGCGTTCCGGGAGTACTCGGTTCCGGTGGAAGTGGAGCAATAGGTGGATCGGCTCAGTTAGGAGCCGGTGGTTTTGGTGCAGGAAACATAGCATCAATAATTGGAAGTCTTGGTTCACAAATTGTTAGTGCAATTGACAAGCGTGTTGATGCTGGTAGAGGATACTCACTAGCCGCAGATAAAAGCACACTAGTGATGCAACAGCTCACAGGCATGAGCCAAACCGGAGTAATGAATAACCTAAGAATGCCATTAACCCAGTATAAGCTTGGAGTTAATGGTATTAACGAAATGATGGATCTACAGGCAAGAACTGGTATAAGTGCCGCAGGTCAGGCCCGAAGCGTTGAAATGATGAGAACTCTTAGTGGGTTTACCATGGACGCTGCTGGGGCTACTGGAATTATTGAAAGTATGGCTGACCCAGAAACAGTGAACAAGATGTTCATGATGACTGGTATGAGCTTAATTGGGCCTGGTGGTAAACAAAGATCAGCTCAATCTTTGATTGAAAGTATGGCTAAGAGAGCTGGACTAATGGACCCCAAGCTTGCCGCATCGGCTATGGCTCCAGGTTCTGTATCTCGTGCAACACTATCTCAAATGGGTGTTACTGGCGACATGCAGGAACAGGTTCTTAGATTTGCACAATCAAACGCAGCGTTTCGTAAGCGCGGTGGAAAAGGCACGTACGATCCAACAAATGAAGAAGATCGCAAGCTTATGGGTATCGATGACACATTTGCTATGGAAGCTGAGGAAACTCAGCGTCGTCGTGGAAAGCGCGAAGAGCAGTTTTATAGGGACCAGGCAGATGCGTACGCAAAATTAGAACGGCAGACACAACGCCTTACCCTGGGAGTAGCATGGCTACTGTACCAGCTGGTACACCTGCTGGTCCACCTCCTGCTCCTCCCCCACCAGCCATAATAGTACCACCTCCAGTAGAGGTTTGGTCTCCTGGCCAATTTGATCAATTTAAAACCGGCCTTAAAGCTACGTATACTGATAGTTTTCTCCAAACTCAATACAGTGGTAATCCTGAGTACACAATTAAAAACACTGGTGAATTTAACGAACTGAACGGAGCACTAAGAAAAGCCATAAACAGCATGGCAGACAGAGCAATGGCA